GTAGGCGAAAAGATAAACAATGCTAGACGTGCTGAGATGCCTATCACAAATCAAACACAAAGTCAAGAAAAACTTCCTCCAATGAGTGAATAATACTTGACAAAAGGCTAAAAATATGGTATAATAGGGGTATATTAAACTACGGTTGTGCCTAGGAGGATAACATGACTAAAGACGAAGAACTCTATTATAACAACTTTTTTGACCTATTCGGAAGCCCAGGATGGTCCCAGTTCATTGATGAGCTTGAGGACCGTGCTGAAGCCTATGACATAGGTTATTTAACCAATGAGAAAGACCTGTATAGAACACAAGGTGAACTTTCCATTATACGTATGATTCTAAACTTTGAACATTTCATTGAGCAAGGTCACGAATCAGCAACTAACGCTTAGTTAAACTCGTGGGCTAGAGAGACTAAGTATACTTTTCCACAATACTATTATAGTACGGAGATACAATAAATGGCAAATACCAACGATGGTCGCACAGAAGACTACAACGAAGAAACTCAATTTGATGAACTTGAGACCCCTGTAGAACAGGAACAACCTCAAGAGACACGATATGAGGATTATGCTGAACAGAACGAACCAGACAATAACCAAGGTAGTTTAGAGGATATTCCGGACAAATACCAAGGCAAGGACGTCAAAGATATAGTTGCAATGCATCAGAACGCTGAGAAGCTACTGGGCAAGCAATCACAGGAAGTAGGTGAGTTACGTAAGGTAGTTGATGACTTCATACGAGCACAAACCGTCACACAACAACAACAAGCCCCTGCACCCGTAGAGGAAGATTTTGATGATTTAGACTTCTTTGAGAACCCTAAAGAAGCTATCAGCAAGATGTTAGAAAACCACCCTTCGGTTAAACAGAGTCGAGAAGCTACGGCACGTTTAGCGCAACAAGAAACTGTTGCAAAACTAAAGAGCCAACATCCTGACTTTCAAAACATTGTAGCTGATAAAGGCTTCATTGAGTGGGTAGGGAAATCTAAGGTACGTACACAGTTACTACGTAATGCTGATGCATTTGATTACGACAGTGCTGATGAGTTATTTAGTCTATGGAAAGAACGTCAGAGCATGGTAAAACAAGCGACGACCCAAGAGACTACAGCTCGTAAGCAAGCCGTAAAGAGTGCATCCACAGGCAATGCTCGTGGTAGCGGAGAACGTCCTTCACGTAAAGTCTACAGACGTGCAGATATTGTAGAACTAATGGCAAAAGACCCACAGCGCTATCAGGCACTAGCAGGCGAGATACGCCAAGCCTATGCTGAAGGTCGAGTCAAATAACTTTTAATTTTATTGAGGAAATACTCTAATGGCAAACTTAACACCTTCAACCAGTAACACAGTTACTAAAGCTAATGCAACTCATTTTATCCCAGAATTGTGGTCTGATGAGGTCATTGCGGCTTATAAGAAATCTTTAGTTCTAGCTAACCTAGTACAGAAGATGCCTATGACAGGCAAGAAAGGCGACACTATGCACATTCCTAAGCCTACCCGTGGCGAAGCAAGTGCTAAAGCAGCAGCCGATACAGTTACTATCCAACAGGATGCTAACGATGAATTAGTCATCACTATTAACAACCACTTTGAATACTCACGTCTTATTGAAGACATCACTGATGTTCAAGCGTTTGATTCATTACGTAAGTTCTACACAGACGACGCAGGTTACGCATTAGCAACTAAGATTGATAATGACCTACACGCTCTTGTGAAGAAGTTCGGTGATGGCGATGGTAGTTCTTTCGTTCACTCTGGTGCTTTCCAGTTCAACACTACTTCTGGTGCTGCTGAAGCATATGACGCTGATGGTACTGCTGATGTTGGTGCGTTTAATGACAAAGGTTTCCGTGACCTTATTCAAATCTTAGACGACAACAACGTTCCTATGGACTCACGAGTTCTAGTTATTCCGCCTAGTGCTGTTAACGAAATCCGTGGTATTGACCGTTATAACTCTTCAGACTTCGTAGATGGTCGTTCAGTACAGAATGGTCAGATTGGTACGTTGTACGGTATTGACGTATACGTGTCTACTAACTGTCCAGTCTTAGAAACTGGTGTTAAAGGTGGTATCTTAATGCACCGTGACGCTATGGTTCTTTGCGAGCAAATGGCTGTACGTTCACAGACTCAGTACAAGCAAGAGTTCTTAGCAACCTTGTATACTGCTGATACTTTATACGGTCTCGACGTGTACCGTCCAGAAGCAGGTGTACTTATCGCATTACCTGCGTAGGCTAGTTAGCTTTTCATAGGGCTTCTTCGGAGGCTCTATTATAAAGTTAATTTCATACATATACACATCCAAAACAGGACAAGTAATGACTACGATAACAATCAAAAGAAGCTCCACAGCCTCAGCAATCCCTTTAGCAGGCGATTTAGCCGTTGGTGAACTAGCAGTAAACCTTGAAGACAAGCGTTTATTCACTAAGCAGTCCGATGGTACAGTCATTGAGCTGTCCACAAACCCTACAGATTTAGATGCAGCTACGCTCCGTATTGATGGAGTGGAAATCACTGCGTCCGCTACAGAACTAAACAGCCTAGACGGCTTCACAGGCTCTACAGCCGAGTTAAACTTATTAGATGGTCTTACAGCTACAACTATTGAATTAAACACGTTAGACGGCATTACAGCGTCTACAGCAGAGTTGAACAAGCTTGACGGCTATACAGGTAGTACAGCTGAGCTAAACATCCTTGATGGTTTAACAGCCACCACTGCAGAACTAAACTACGTAGACGGTGTAACATCTAACATCCAAACACAGCTAGATTCTATGGTTGAGAAAGCAGGAGACACCATGACTGGTGACTTGTCTCTGGGCGATAATGTCAAAGCTAAGTTTGGCGCAAGTAATGACCTAGAGATTTTCCATGACGGGTCTAAGAGTATAATTAAAGACTCAGGCACAGGTAATTTATTTATTCGTGGCGATAATTTGGTAATGACTGATGGCGACGGTACTGAGTTTATCCGTACCGCTACGGATTCAGCAGTTACTATAAAGCACGCAGGAAACACAAAATTAGAAACCACATCCACAGGCGTTGACGTTACAGGCACAGTGACAGCGGATGGTTTGACGGTTGATGGTGATGGCGATTTTGTTACATCAGATGGGGCTATATTAAAGTTAGAAAATAGCACAACCGCTATGACATCAGGCAATACTATTGGTGAGATTCAATTTTATGCTAATGACGGGTCATCCAACGGCACTGGTGCAAAAGTAAATATTAAAGCAACCACAACTTCATCCGCAGGAACACTAACGGATTTAACTTTTGGGACTTCTGATTCTGCATCAAATACTGCAATTCCTAGACTAAATATTTCAGCTCAAGGAGACGTATCATTTTACGAAGACACTGGCACGACTGCGAAATTCGTGTGGGATGCTAGTGCTGAGAGTTTAATTCTAAAAGGTAATGATTTAGACTTAAACAACGGAACAGCACTACATAGAATTACCAATGATAATACCAATTTGCTAATACGTGCTGATTACGGTAATACTAACGCAAACTCTACAATACAGTTTAGCTTAGACGGCACAGAACGTATGCGCATAGACTCATCAGGCAGAGTTGGTATTGGTACTGCTAGTCCTAGCACAAAACTGATGTTAGAACATAGTAATGACGGTGCAGTTGGCGGCACTATTCGCATTAAAGATAGGGACTCACAGCAAGATGCCAATCAACTTACTGGTGCTATTGAGTTTGAATCACAAGATGCTTCAGTCCCGACAGGTGGCGTATCTACAGCTATTAAGGCTTATAGTGCATCCAATGTAGGTGGTTCATATTTAACAATAAGCACTACAGATGTAGGCACAAGCACTCTTGATGAGCGCATGAGAATAGACTCATCAGGTAACGTAGGGATTGGCGAAGATAACCCTAGTGCCAAACTAGATGTTGGTTCAGCGGCTGACCCAGCAATCAACATGTCATCAAGTGCTGACGGCATTTTAAGATTGACAGGAGCTAGCTACTCTTTTGCTATAGCTAATAATGACACTGGCACATATCTTTATAATAATGGCAGTGGGCGTGCTTTAGTATTCGGTAACAACGAAACAGAACGAGCACGTATAGACTCTAGTGGTAATCTGTTGGTTGGTACTACTACAGACCAAACAGGGTCATCAACTGGTTCAGGTGGCACTTATATAGGCGGTGCAGGCTCTTACTTGGGTTTATCTAGGGCAAATGGTGTTGTTCAATATTCAAATAGAATTGGGTCAGATGGCGACATTGCAGTATTCCGCAAAAACGGTTCAACAGTTGGTGCTATAACGGTAAATGGAACAAGAATTGGTTTTGGTGGCGGTGCGACAGGTTTAAGAATGCACGATGACATTACGTCTGTACTACCTTATAACCCGACAACAGGTGTTAATCAGTTCGACACAGTGAGTTTAGGTCATGCTTTCACACGCTTCAAAGACCTCTACCTATCAGGCGGTGTCTACCTTGGCGGTACTGGTAGTGCTAATAAGTTGGTCTGGTGATCATTCTGCATTCTTATTAATTTAAATATTCCTATCATTTTCAGCCAAGAGCTCCTTCAGGACTTCTGTAGAGAATGGTGTGAGGGCATTGATTAAGAACATCAGCAGTGGGACAATGAAGGTTTGTGTCATCAGCACAAATAGTAACAGCTGTATTTGGTGAACTTATTAACGTCTTTAAAAAAAAACCTTGTATGTGTACAGTACAAAGAACAAACGAGATATTTATG